CACCGATGGTATCATTACAACCAAGACCAAAGCCTACTGTTAAATTACACATAGTATTTTTTTTTTAATAAAAAAACGGATGGGTGTTTAACGCCCACCCGTTCTTTAAGTTTATAATTTCAATTATGGATTAACGTAACCCAATGAGATGTCTGCACCGAAACCGATAGCAGTACCACAACGGTAACGCATTGCAACACGTACGTTATCAGAACCGTCAGTCATTGACATATCAATTACTTTCGCTTCGTTCAAATCTGAAAGCAAATCAGTTCCGAAGAACAAGTTATCCGCTTCCGCAGCAACCATTGTAGAATCAGGAATACCTGGACATACATAGATTTCGTAACCATCAATCAAGACTGGAGCATTCTCAGTCGCGTTGTATGTGAATTGGAAACCAAGTGTGTTGATAGCTTGACGATAGAACTGCGCAGTCTTACGGTTAACATAAAGCTTCACAGTGTCTGTCTTACCAATCAATGTAGATGGTAGAGCAGCCAATACCGATTGCATTTGAGCAATTACGTTAGATGCAGATGTAGCTGCTGAGAAGTCAACATCAGGAGTGCCTGATTTCGCGTTGTCAACCAATCTCAAAAGACCAGTGAACGCAGTGTAAGTTGGTGTTGAGTTGCCTGAAGCAGCATCAAAGTTACCTTGCCATAAGTTGTACTCGATAGCCTCTCCAACTTTTGCAGCGATGTGAGCCAACATAAAATCAGCGAACTCAACAGGCACAACGTCATTGATAAATCCTGCACCAGTGTTGTAAGCTTCCCAATCTTGAACGAATTGCTTTTTGCAAAGTTCAACGTTAGTGTTCAAGTCAGTTGTAGTAAGTACAGTTTCTGCTAGAGTAACTGAACCTGCAGTTGTGAAATCACAAGTCGCAGCTACTACCAATCCACTTGAAGAAAGCTTCTTGATAACCGCTTTGTACTTTACGTTTTCTTTGATAGCGATATAACCCTTTGCAAGAGTATCGCCAGATAGAATAGCAGCTTGGATATATGGAAGTGCCAACGCACCTGCATATGAAGAACTGCTAATAGTTAATGATGTAGCCATTTCTTATTATTTTTTTAGTGACATAATCGTCTTAAGGATCGTGTCGTTTTTAGTTTGTTTTTTTGAAAAATTAACCGCAGTTTCAACTACTGCTTTTTCTTCTTTCACAGATACCGCAGCCGCTTGTTTAGACAACTCAGTTGCTTTAGCTTGTGAAATATTTAGATTGTTTTTTACTTCACTTAATTCTGCACGAACAGATGCAAGTTCAGTTTCTTTTTCTGCTAGTTGATTCTTGATAGATGTCAACTGCTCATCCATTGCTGCAATAGTTGCCGCGATGTCTGCACTCATTTCTTCTTCAGCAATTTCTACTTCAGTCACCTCAGTAATGAAGCCACCTACAGAAACAAGAACCATTCCGTTGTCAAGCGTATGCTCTCCGTCAGGTGCTGGTTGTGGATTTCCTTCGGCATCGATAACGTAAAGTTCTGCTCCTACTTCAAACGATTCATTAGGTGTAGCCACCACCGTACCGTCTGCAAGAACTCCCTCCATTGCCATCTTAACTTCAATCACTTCAGAAAGCTGAACGCCTTTAATGTTGTGCTTCTTCAAGATAGCACTCAATGTTTCTATTACTTTCATTTGTATATTGATTTACACTTAATAATATAGAAGCGTGTAAGTAGTATACAAATATTTATCAACAGTAAAAGAAAAGCCCGTCACACGATTGTAACGGGCTTCTCGACTTTAACTTAACAAAACACAATTAACACAATGAACACAAACACAAATTAACCTTGCAACGAAGATAAGTATTTTTCTATCTCAACTTCCCAACTTTCTGCGATTTGAGTTTTCGACATTTCAACACCTACTTCATTAAAGAATCCTTCAATCGAGAATCCTTTTATCTTTCCTTCTTTCACCTGATTCCATACCTCATCATTTTCAACCTTCACACCAACAAACCAAGTGCCGTTAGGCAGTTCGAATCCTAACGCTACTGACTTATCACTATCACCTTCCTTGAGCCACGATTCAACTACTGTTAATCCAGTTACTGCAAATGTATGTTCAACAGTATGGTTGTGCTGCAGATTCTTTATCAAGAAATTGTGCGCTACTTTCTCAATTAATTTTGAAGTGAATTGAGCATAGTAAGGTGTACCGTCACCGTCCTCACGATAAATCAATTTATCAGGAATCAATGCAGCACCATAAACCATTCTTCTTTCTTCTTGAATAGTTGATAGTTGAACTTTATTCTGTGCAGAGAGCGCAATAAAATCTACTTCAATTGCAGGAAATTCAACGAGTGAAATTGCTTGAACACCAAGAAGCCCAGCTTCATCAATGTCATATTGTCTAACTTCTTTTTTCATTATAATACTGTTTGGTCTTTTACTTTTTGATTCGCTTCCATTGCAGAAGATACGTTGCTAGATAGTACGTATGCTTGTACTGCCCCAGTCTGCGCTGGTCTATTATTTAGGAACGATGTATTAAGTGGATTGAACGCAGGAGTAACGCTAGTCATTGAGCCACTACCACCACTGCTACCAAGTGAACCGCCACCGCCCGTACCTCCACCACCTCCACCTGCCGATGTCGATTGATATTGAGTCTTTGCAATCTTAGCCACGTTAGCAAGACCTGCTGCAAGAGCAAGACCTCCTGCTATTTGTGCGCGAGGAATTGAAGTTGGGTCACCAATAATTATTTGCGAACCGTAAGCTTTTGTTGCGTTCTGGTATGTAGCTACTATTGCCTGAGCAAGTGAATTTGCTTTGTTTATTTGGAACGCTCTCTTTGCAGATTTCTCAGAACCATTATTAAATAGGTCGGTAAGATTGCTAATTAAAGCGAAAGAATCCTCAACAGATTTCTTTTTGAAGTCCTCTATTTTTTGTAGTCTTTCTTTTTCTTTTTCAGCCGCTTCTTTGTCTTTATCCTCTTTCTCCTTTCTGTACTTTTCTTCAATATCAGCAATATCTTTTTTCTGCTTCTCTGCAAGTTCTTTTTCTAACTCAGCGTTACCGTTTGCCAATTCAAAAAGCGCATCGTATTCAGCTACTAGTGCGCTCATTTCTTTTTCTTTCGCATCGGTGACCAACGCCTCACTTGCTTTGTAGTAATCCTCTTGCTGCTTTAATCTTGCTTCGTTCAATGCTACTTCATAGGCTGCATCTTCTTCTTGCCATTCAAGTATCTGTGCGCTTAATTCTTCTTGTGCTTTAAGGAGCGCATCTGCTGCCGCTTTATCATCTGCTTTTCTTTTGTCTGATGCTGCCTTTGATTTGGCTGCATCTTCTTTATTATACTTATCAGTGATTTGTCCTTTCTTAACGAAGTATGCATCGTTGGCAGCTTCTAACGCTCGTTCGTTATCTCCTGCCATTGTCATCTGTTTAGCGTACCACTCATCCAAATTTTGCAACTCGATTTCTCTTGCGCTTAACTTAGATTGATAAACAGTCTTTTCGTTTTCAAGAATCATTCGATTGAGATTCGCTATCTCATTGACTGCATATATCTCGTAGTCTACTCTTTGCTGAGCATACTTACCTCTAAGCGAATCAAGTTCTTTTTCCTGCTCCTCACTTAGACCGTAAGCTTGCTTCTCCATCCACATCAAGTTATCAATCTTCGCCTTCGTATCCTTCAGGTCTTCCTGCAAACTTTTCTTTTTCAATTCTGAAAGTGCCTTCTCGTTGCCTTGCGCTTGTGCCATTCTCAAACGCTCGACGTTGTGGCGTTGTTCGTTTGATTTGTCAATAGCTTTGTTTGCAGCATCAACATCATTGCGTTGGTCATCAAGAATCATTTTGATTGCGCCACCAATCATAGCAAGTGCTGCCACCAACATAAAAATTGGATTGGTAAGCAATGCAGTACCAAGTGCTTTTAACGCACCGCCCAAACCTTTTATACCGTCAATCGCACCTTTGAAAGATAAACCGCTAACTTGCCCTGCTAATCCTTTTACCGAACTTGTAACACCTTCCAAGTCCATATTAAGAAGCCTATCTTTTAATAGGTTGGCATTATTGCTAAGACGCTCGAATGCAGAACCTGCATTGGCGTTCATAGCTTCAGATGCATCATTGATTTTATCTTTGACCTCACCTGCTTGATTTGCTAACTCTTGGAATTTTGAAGAGTTAGGGTCGAGCGTAGCAAGTTCCTTTTTGAGAATGCGCAGTTGTGCGGTTAGATTCTCTACTCCATTACTCGCTGCCGATACGTTGCCTTCTGCCATTAGATTATTGCTTTAATTATAATATAAACAATCACCAGAATTGGACAAAGCTGAAGTGTCCATTTGAGCGCATTGAACTTCATTTTATTCTTCAAGTGACATTTGCCTTCTGCGAACTTTGAAGATTCTGTCTCGCCCGTAATGCCTTGTTTATACAAGTCAAACATAATGTTTAAGTTGTCGTGTAGTTCTGTTATTCTCGTCATTTTATTTGAGTGTATTTTAGTATACCACTTATCTCAACAGTGTATGGATATCCACTACCTCCAGTCATTCCGATTGATAGCCTATGTTCTGCCGTATTACTTATCACATCAATAGCTGCGCCTAGTGTATTCAACCCGCCAACTTGCGTGATAGTAGTAACTGCACTCGCTGCTGCCGTTGTATTCTTGTAAATGTAAAATGCAAATATTGCACAATGCTTTGTCGATGCATTCTGAGACATCACTACTGACAATTCACAAAGCCAAGTCGTGCCGTCATCAAGATTTAACGTGTCTGTTCCGTTCAAATTAATCTCAATCTTTGAAGCACTTGCAGGATAAGTTCCTGCACCGCTAAATGACAACAAGCCACCTTGCGATTTCGCTAGTGATGGATTGACTCCAAAGTGTACACCTCTTTGCTTTGCGTACACTCCCTGACCAACAACCAACGATCCACTAGCTTCTGATTTCACCGTGTTGAAGTCACCCAGCACCTGCGATTCGTTGTTGCCTATTTCTACCACGTTACCGTTACCACGAACTATTGGTTTTTCAACTGCCTCAAAAGATTCGTTGGTGACTTGCGATGGTCTACCGCTACCACCAAAAGCGTAGCACTTTTCACTATCTTCATTCCAAGTATAACCATACAACTCGCAGCAAGATTTCGAACCTGCAAGATTATCAGTCGTGCCGTCTGTAAACATTATTTGACCATTAGCTATTGATATGTATGGAGTATATCCACAAGCTTCAGGTATGTCTATTATCTTAATTAACTTACACTTAGTGTTAGTCATTTTACCAACCACATAATCACTAATCTCAAGCACTCTCCAATAGCTATCCTTGATATATATCACATCACTGAATTGGATTGATTTATAGTCGTTCAAATCAAGCGTAAAGTATGCTTCCATAATACGCGACTGCTCGTCATAAATCTCGTTATAATACCTGCGCCAAAAACGATTGAATAGATTGTTCACGGGAAAGGCAGTGTACTGCTGAAGATAAGTTTCAGGTGCAAAGTTTAGGTCATTGCTACCCACATCGGGAATCAATGATTCCGAGTGACTGAATGAATAGACAGTTGTTATGACACCTTCTTCAGCTACCTCATCATAAACCGCAATGTTTGGTGTAATGTCAGTCAAATACAAACATCTTGCTCCTGCGTTCACAAATGCACCTTGACTGTCTATGAATTTCGGAATGGGTAGGTTCGTAGTCGCAACCTCATTGAGTGGTGTACTTGCGAAACCTAATTCTATTACTTCCTCACCCGTAGCAAAGTCGTTGTTTGTTTGATACAATTCGTAGTCACCAAACACACGCTTTCCAATAGTCACGAATAGCTGCGAAAGATATTCACCTCCTGCCTTGTATGTCCATCGGAATCTCTTTTTCTGTTCGTCAACTGGAGCGTATAGCACGACATCTTTTTCGTAGTCGAGTTTCTTTGTCCAATCCGCAGAACCGCCCGACTGCAAATAGTCGTCCATCGTTTCAATGATGATGTGGTTAGGATTGTTCTCATCAGGAATCATCACAAGATTGTGCATTCGCACGATGTCGCGCACAAGTTCTGCCTGACCATAATCAGGAGCGTTTAGTGCTGCGTTAAATGTACCGCCCTGAAGTATCACTCCGCTATTAGTCGCTAGTAGTTTGAAGCCGCTACCATAACTCACTATGTGGTCATCAAATGTATTGTATTCGTTTAGCTTAAACTTCATTGCTACCCTTTGACCATATGCTAGGTTAAGTGTTGGCGTGAAATAGTTTTCTGTTGGATACCAATACTCATTAGCAAACGTACCCCAAAGAACAGAACCCGTATCTACATCGTAAATACTTACGCTATAAAAGTTATTGTTGACAAGACCTGTTGTCCAATCGTTTAAGTATGTACCGAATGTAACACCGAATTGATATGATGCTGCGTATGGAGCAGTGAAAACAAAGTTAGCATCTACGTTACCGCCATTGTCAGCATACTCAACCATTGAAATGCTAGTCAGTTGATACGTGCCTTCAGTTAAATTCGTAGCATCGTCAGCAGCTAAATTAAAAAAAGCTACATCTGCACCCTCAACAGTCTTGATATCCTTCCCCGTTACGAATGGCATAAAATAGTTTTCAATGATTGATGTCAGCGAAGAAGATTCGTATGTGAATCCTGCATCACTAAACACCTCATCAAATAACCATTTAATGTTTACGAATGGCGTAAGTTCACCTATGTACAATGGATTAGTTGTTGAGAAAATAGGTCGCGCTCCTGATGCCCAATCAGCCTCTAACTCACTCCACTTTTGCCCACGATCCGTAAGCCCATAAAGAAAACTATTTGCAGGTAGTCCTGCGGGTTCGGGAACATTAGCATAAATCATCTCGTGATTCAAATCACTAATGTTAGTCAACTCCGAAATCTTCTTGCTACCAATAGCAGAAATCAAGTTTGGAACTGTTGAAAAAAAAACGATATCAGCTTCGTGCCACCTTTCACCTTTGCTATAAACACGCTTGACTTGGATGTGACCTTCAGCTATTGGAATAGTATCAACCGTCACCGTTGCCTTAACTCGTGTCTTGAAATTAAAGTTAGTTTCGTTTGGATTCCAGATAGCACTAAAGAACTCACTATTGCGCGATGTCATTGGTATTCTGAAGTCACGCGAGTAACCACCCCTGGTAGTAAAGTCAGATATACTACTGAATTGCTTATTCAGGTAGATGCTTTCAGCTTCATTCAAGTCTAGGATGAATGGCTCGTTGGCTGAATTATATACTGTTAGATGAATCATAAATCTTCGTTTGAATGTCGAACACGCAATGTTAAGTTGTAGACTTTACCGTCTCTAGTTCTACGCGAAATAAAGCCATTATCTTCAATTACTACGGGCAAGATACTACCATCATCATTGATAATATACACCGCCTTACTGCGAACAAGATTCTTGAGAAGTGCAAATTCATTTTCTCGGATATAGTCGCTAGTCATTGTAAGATAAGTTCGCGTTTCGATGTCACCTTCCATCAATCCTCTGTCAGCAGTATTGTAAGTGAACCCACTACTTGCAGTTGAGTAGTTACCTACCACACGTTGTACACGCTTACGTTCAACCTCAATTGATTCTTCATTCTTCTTGTCGAAATTGAAGTAGTCAAATCCACCGCTAACTGGTGACCACCACGCAAGACGAACATTCTCGTAGATGCAATTTGATGAGTAAGGATAGAACACATATTCTGCACTTAACTGACTTGCGCCCGTATCGTTGGTGATTGTTATTGAATAGTATTTATAGTTTGGATAGTCCGCAGGGTCAATAAGTGAAGTAGTACCTTCAAGTGATTTCGGATATGCAGGAATAGTAACAAGACCATTATTGCCTATTACTTCAGTAGCAAAAACATTTGTACCCGTGCTTGTTACAAGCTTCATCTTGATAGCCGTCTCAGTTGAGATTCCGCTATCCTTTGCGCTCAATGTATCTGAATAGTCAGTGATATAATAAAGATTTCCATAGTCCATATTATTGTCACGAATCGGAATGAACACGCGAGACGAACTCGCAGTTAATCCAGTCGGCATATTTCTTGGAATGTGTGTGCCGCTATTTCTGTCACCCATTAATAACTTAGTGATGCCATCAAGACCATAACGATTGTCAGGATTAGGTTTATAGCCGTCCATATGCGCATAGCTGCACGGTAGTAAATAGTGATACTTAGTGGTAGTGGTTGCATTGATAGTGAACACACCTGCTACGTTATAGCCCTCCTGCATCGTTACCTTATAAAGGTAGTATGGATAGTCGCTCTCGCCAAAGTCAACAGAAGGCTCGGCACTAAATGACTTATGCCTAACATCCATTCTATGTTTCAAGACTGGTGACAAGTCGAGTATTCCTTGCGGAGTAGCTTCAGGAGTTGGCGGAACATAGATAGTTGATATTAGATTCGTAGTGCCTTCGTATATTTTGAATACAAATCTAAACCCATCATTTGCGACATTGGTAGATGTCAACCGATAGATTAATTTTTGCCCAACCTTCGTTGCCGAATACGGTTGTTCTTGAACTGTTATAGCCATCCCTCGTTTATTTTTTTAACCACGTATTTCTGAATAGTATTTGCGATGTCCTTACCTCTAATTTCGAGTTCTGCATCTATCGCATCTCTCCAATAAAATATTCCTTTGTAACCACTCTTTGCAATCTTGCGCCCTATCACAAATGCCAACCTCCTTCTCCAGCTTTCCTCATTGTTCACTTTGATGAACTTGCCGTTGGCATCTCGTGGCTTAATGTTTTTATCTTTGATCCATTGGATAAGTGATTCCGATGGTGGTGCTTTTCTACCTGCCTGCCTTCCCCATTCAACAACATCAGCGTAAGCTTGCGCACCCTTAGAGTAAAACTTCATTTCGGGAACACCACCTCTGTTGATTATTCGATAGCGTAACGAGTCACGAAGTTTGCCAGTAGTGTTAGTCGCAGAAGTATAGCTACCTCTTGCGCCTTGTCTTTTGCGCTTAACCATAATATTACGCTTCGCACGTTCAACAATCGATGCGGCAATATCATTTAGCAATGCTTCTATTTCATCGTCAATTTCCATTGTCCTATTCTGTTGAATTTAATTCATTTTCAAGAACAGAAATATCCTCAATAAAATCCTCAGCTCTAATAACTGCGGCATTGAACTGAGCATTAGTTAAATCAGTTACAACATGGTTAATAGTTGGTTCAACATCTCCACACATTCGTTTTGCCGTTACTCTATTTACAATAATAGAATGGTCTATTGTAGTTTGATATTCCGCATCCACACAACTTTGATAAATATACAAAGTTGATTCATTGCCATTTGGCAAACTAAATGTGCTAACTAATTTTATGTATTTCATATTACACCTCCTTTGCAACTAATTCCAATATAATCAACAGTCGCCGTTATTGAAGTAGTACCTACTAATTTATTTACACCAATAACTGGCGAACCAGCATAATTATTCTCGGTTCTCACAAAACGACTTGAAACCGCATAAGTCATTCCACCGTCGCTAGAGTAAAAGAATACACAGTCACCTAAATTGTTTGGGTGATATGTTCCAAGAACAATAGTATTTGTTGTTACTGCTAATGAAGTTGTCGTATTAGTAATAAGTGTGTTGGCAGTATTTGCCGAGTAGTTTCTCCAAAAAGCATTTCCATTTGAAGCGTACCAACTCATCGAACCCGAAACAGTTATACCAGTTGCGTTGCTTCCATTGCTTATACCAACACCAAAAGTAAAATCTTGCGCTGCCGTTGGCAACTGATTTAATCTTATTCTTGATACAACACAATATTTTGAATATGCTCCACCACTTGCAAAAAAACCACTTCGCCCCATTGACTTCAATGTCACACTTCCAGTTGCTTGTGTTCCCGTAGTCAATCCTATTGTGCCAAATCCACCAATCATTTGGTCATCGTTTCTTATAATAGCACCAGTCCCACTCGCAAGACCAATAGTAGTTTCTCCAAAGTAACTTGTAGGAGAACCAGCATTAGGAGCACCAAGCATATCATCAAATGTCATATGACCATTTTTCAAATTACTTGAAAGCACACCCCAATCTGTTCCGTTGTGAAGTAATGTTATTTGTTCGCTTGGAAATAAAAAGTATGCACTTCTTCCCTGAAATCTCATTCTGTTTGCAGCACTTGAATTTGTACTGTTATTTTCAAGAATCATTAGATTATCTGCTGAACTATTTTGAATAGTAACCATACGACCAGCATAACCACTAGCAATGCCACTATAAACTTGAACCTTGTCCGTATAGTTTGCATTTATACTAATTACCTTTTCATCATTCCATCCAGTCGGTGCATAATTATCATATCGTTCAGATGTTTCTGTTAACGAAAGAACACCCCAATCTGCTGACGGAATATCTTTATTTTCCCACAAACTAGTTGTTGAATTGTAAATCAATCCTTGATTGTTTGTCGGTGAAACAATATCAACATCGTGCAGTTCGTCAAGTTCCCAACCGTTCATTATCTTCACATAGATAGCACCATTGTTTGCGTGAGCATACTCAACATAACCGATAACCACAATATGTCCTGCACCCGTTGGTTTAACTTTAGTGATTTGTCCTGCCGTTGTTGGTGACAGATATAACACATCACCATCTGCCCAAGTTTCGCCCTGGAGTGAACCCGTAGTATTGATGTCCAATAGCTGACCAACAGTAATGATGAATCCTTCCTGATTAGTAGCTATCGTTTCGCAAACAAGACCAATAGTATCAGCTGAATTTAAGTCATTATTAGCTTGTGCTAGTTCAACCGACAATCTACCGCCCGTTGCACCGCTCACTCTAACCGCTTGATAAGCTGCCTTAGTTAGTGTTGTGTTGGGAGTAACTTTATTAACTATTCGTGCTACTAAGTCAACACCGTTTTTCAAAGTGACATTGCCACCTTTGAGCAATGTCTCAGAACTTCCAATAGTGTTATTCCATTGAGTAGCACCTACCACGAAACCTGCGCCCGAAGGATTAACATTTAACCCGATATGGTCAGCAGTTAAATTGTGCGTTCCCAAGTCAACATCAGTAGTCGCTCCCGTATAAGGAACGTAACCCGTCAATGACGGAATGTCTAAAGCAGTTATAAATGGATTAGTACCATCTTCACCATCGTTAGTTAGATCACTCGTATTTGTCGGTATGGTTGGTTTGTTCAATATTTGATTGTTGCCACTCGTAGCATCCCAATCACTAGGGCGTTCAACTAGTGGATATCCAGCACCTAGATTTGTCCAATAGGTAGCGTTACTCGGTAGGATTGAATCATTATTTGCAATGCATCTATAAACATTACCCGAATAATAAACAAGGTCACCTATTGCATACGCATTTCCATTTGCAGTTATATGGTCATCAGAAAAAGGAATAGCAGTTAATACACCACCACCTCCGCCACCACCTGCAAGTGTAACTTCTATTTTGTTGCCGTTAACAGTAACATTAAAGTCATCTGAAAAGTCAACGAAAGAAGTATAGCCAACAAAGTCACCGTCATTGTACACGCCTATCTTAGTG